CAGTATCTTCTTGTTCAAGATGAACTCGCATACGATTTGCGATTTTGTTCCGATACTCTTGATTTAGTCTTATTCTACTCATATATGCCTTTCTGTTATTTGTTTGCATGATTTGAAATTAGCACTTGACAAAAGACTTGTCAAGTAATATATAGGATGTATTCCCTTTTGCTATTTACGGAATCAAAAACTCAAAATAGCTGGGACAACTTCTGGTTGTGGTGTAAAGTAGATTGAAAGAGATCCAAACACACGCACAGCTAGAACTGATCCCTGGTCTATCCGGCCCTGCAACCACAGGGAGAAGTCACCTGCGGGTGACCTTGCTGGATGGACCTGGGATCAGTGTGTTTGTAACTGCGGGAAATCAACCGCTATAGTACAGGTAGACGTTTCGGAGGTGGCCTCTTCTAAGACGGTTAACAAGGGCAACGACCGACCCTGCACAGGACAACAACTGATCCGGGCACCTTAGAATCATTCTAAGGTGCAAGCTACAAGCTTCAAGCTACAAGCTTGACAGCCTGTCCTGGAGATGATAGGATGGATTTAGAAAGGATAAACTATGAGTCGACAGCCCGGAGCACAAAGTATTAAAATATTAGTAAACCATTGGCGCTGGCTCGCGGCCAATGGATATAAAAAAGAAGCTGCAAGCTGCAAGCGTCAAGCCGCAAGCTTGACAAGAAAAGAATATAGGATTATAAAGGATTATGAAAACAGCAGAAGCACTTAAAATAATTGGAGGCAGCCTGAGCAAGCCTAGCAAGATGCCTGGCTGGTCGATAGGGTTACCTGCCAAGGAATGTAAAACAGGGTCCAAGCTCCGGCAGGTTAAGGGCTCAACGTGTTATGACTGTTACGCAATGAAGGGCTGCTACGTGTTTAAGGTTGTCCAAGATGCACAGTACAGAAGACTCGCAGCTGTCAAGCATCCGCAATGGGTTCAGGCAATGGCTCATCTAATCAACAGCAAGAAGCCTGAAGTGTTTCGCTGGCATGACAGCGGCGACGTTCAGGACCTGGACCATCTAAACAAAATTTATGAAGTCTGTAGGTTGACACCTTCTAAGCGTCACTGGCTCCCAACCCGTGAAGCATGGATACAGAAGCACCTACAGCATGCACCTGAAAATTTAATTATTCGTTTTTCCATGCCGATGGTGGGACAGGAACCCGCTGGCAGCTTCAGTCACTACTCAACTGTGGTGAAGAGCGGCGCTACCTGTCCAGCACCAAAGCAAGACAATGAATGCAGAGACTGCAGAAACTGCTGGAATAAAGAAATAAAAAATATATCATACGGGATTCATTGACATGTGGAGACACCCAAAATATTATAAAGAATTACGCAAGCTACGTAATAATTCGGATCAGGCCATTAGCACAAGCGACTCGACGGAGTGCAGCGATAAGCGTGCGCCTGGTCCGGGCCTCAAGCAACAAGCTGCAAGCGACAAGCATCAAGCTTCAAGCGCCAAGCTTAGTAAGCGTCAAGCGACAAGCGTCAAGCCCTAAGTTGCAAGCTTCAAGCTGCAAGCCACAGGCTGCAAGTTCCAAGATCCTAGAACCACGGTACATGGATACTGAAAAAGTATTCTTGGGTAAAGGACCAAGGGCCTTTACCATGATGAAGGTGTTGTGTGGATGACGTGTGTGGAAGGCAATTTGATGAGGCGAAAATTTAATTTTTTTACTCTTTGTTACTTTTAACTCAACAGTGAAAAAGTGCCCAGAACTATTACACCCCAATAAATCAGGAGTGCCCAAAGTGCTAAGGTTTTCAAGCCTAGTCCACGAAATATCTGAAAGCTTACGCTTAATTTCTTGATAGAATTTAGTCTCTGGACCCATGAGATTTTTGAGGGAACACTGTCGTTCATTATGCGCCAGGTGTACGCAATTTATCCGGTAAAATTATATTAGCTCTTGCTCCTGTTTTCATAACAAGGCGGTGCGATTGATGATTACCAATTGCTCCAAATATAGTTTGACTGTTCTCGTGCACTTCCATTTTTTTAATTTCTTGTAGTTGACCATTTACTTCAACGTATATAACAGCGTCACTAACAGCATTACCTTGTCTTGTGCCTGACTTATTACTAGCGGTAAAAGTAGAAAGGAATTCCTGCAGGTCTCTTACTCTCATTTGTTTTTCTCTGCAAGAAGTTTTTCTAATTCTCGTATTCTTTTTGCCATTTGAGTTAGTTTACTACTCAACTCATTTACAACTTGTTTGGCACCTTGTAGTGTAGTAGCAGTTTGTATCCAATGCATTTCTTTTTGTTTCCACTGCCAAATTTCTTTTCTGTGTTGATCAATTAAAAACGTAAGATCACTTGGACCCCTGTCTTCATTAGTTTCATTCTTAATCGTAACTTCATTTTCTAATGACATATCTTCTCCATGTTCTTTCAGTTTTGTATAAGTACGTTTGTCTTTCATACCTTGACAATATAGGAGAGTTACCTTAAATTGTCAATATGGGAGTTCCTAAAAGATTAACAGAAATGCAAAAAAGGTTTGCTGAGTTTGTAGTATTTGGTGGACCTGAAGGACCTGTGTCTCAATCAGAAGCCGCAGTGCTTGCAGGCTATTCATCTAAACGTGCACGTCAAGAAGGTTCTGAACTTTTAAACCCAAGACTATCACCACTGGTGGTAGCTTACGTTGGTAAACTAAAAGAAGAACGTCTGCAAAAACATGAAGTGACTTACGCAAAACACGTAGCTGAACTAGACCGAATTAAAACTGCAGCTTTGAAGAAGGGTAGCTTTTCATCTGCTGTGAACGCAGAAGTATCAAGAGGAAAGGCAGCAGGGCTATACATAGATAGAAAAATAATAAAAACAGGTAAACTAGAAGAAATGTCAGAAGAGGAACTGCTAGCAAAAAGAGCAAAGATTCTAGAGGACTACGCCTCTTTGTTAGACATGAAAACTGTTGAAGGAGAGTCAGAAGACGTTAAACCTTCGTTATCTTCCGAACCCAAGGAATTGGAATCATCGTCCGATCCCCAAAAGTAAAACCATCTTCATCTTTATCGTAAGACGCAAACAATTTAATTGAATTTTTATCTTGTGAATACAACCAACCTTCATTAATTGGTTTTGCAAATTTCATTCTATCAAACTCTTTATCAGTAGCCCAGCCCGAGTCACTGACACAGTCAATCCACTCCACTCGAACTCTCGGATAAGGTATATCGGGAGCTCCATCAGTTACGACGCTTTTTCTTCTTTTCCTAGGCATACCCCCTTATAAGAGATATGACAGATAATTACCAGTTTTAAAAACACGTTTGCGCGCGCGCGAAGGCACCACTGACTCTTGACATAAATTTCTGTCATTTTAAAAATTTCTGTCAATGTTTTTGGCAGTAAAAATCGTCTAGAATAGTTGATTTTATTATGTTTATTGCTTGACTGACAGAAATGACATAAATTTTAGCATAAAAAATTTTTTTTAAAAATAAAAAATATCTGTGAGATCTCTTATGTGTCAGATATTTGTGTCAGTTTAGAATTATTCTAATGTTTGCCACAATATTGCCTCAATATAGCCAACTTATCGTCACTTTCTGCTATTTTTGAGATCAATTTGTCTATTTCCGCCGTGATGTCTGGATGTTCAGGTATAACCTGCGGGCCTTCTATGTACAGTTTTAGCTTGACTGCTGCATCTGCAATCTCAGACTCGTATCTTTTCACCATGACTTTGTATAGATCATTACTAATTGCCATTGAAAAAGTCCTCCGGGTTGTATGGTTTGCTTATTTTCTTTTCATCAAATTGTAGCTCATGATACATGTCTAGTCGTTTGAGAAACTTGTGTTTCCAGGATCTTAACTCTGCGTCTTTAAACTTAAATTCTTGATAGTACAGGTCAGGTGTACAGACCATAATAATACCTTGTTGAATCTTACTGCCATAGACATGGTCATGCGCCATGCAATACGCAGCAATTTGTAAGAAATAGTCATCTATCCATTCTAATTTTTTAGGGCGATTGGCTTGTTTAAAATCTATAATAGTGTCCATGCCATTGTGGCTGCAAACCAGGTCAGTAGACCCAGCGTATAACCCAGGATAATACAACGTGACTTCTGAGCCGTAGACTTCTTCCACAGGTGTAAGACCGATATCAATAACTTTTTCGGCCATGGCTTTCGCCTCCCGTCCGATCCCCGTAAGATCATCGTAGCCAACTCCGAGTACATAAGATTCCAGGAATTTATGCATGGCTGTCCCACGTTTACTAGATAAATTTTTGATTCGTTCTGCGTTTTCTTTTCCAACTTTAGCCGTCCAATCTTTTAAAAATTTTTGATCTTTTGTTTTGCCTAATATAGTAGTCACACTTGGAAGTCTAGAACCATTTATATCATAGGTCCGTGATCCTTGGTCCGTGTGCTGTGTACCACTGATATAGTTATATTTTTTATTAATTTTTAGACCTTGTTTCATTTGTTTTTCTATATTGTGATACTCTTTTAAATCTTCTTCACTCATCATACTTTAAAATCCATTTCTATCAGCTATCTCTTCTAACAATTTTTTAGTCTCTTCTAGCTTTTCTTTTTTAGTTCTTTTTTTAAATATTTCATCGTATCTTTTTCTATACAAATCCGTGGAAACCCTTGATTTTCCATCCCATTTTGGCTTTTTATCTTTACTCATAATTTCTTCTTTAACTCTCTAAGATAATCTTCCTCTTCGTTATTTCTCTCTAATATCTCTCCAGTATATTTTCCTCTCTCATCCTTACCAATTTTATACCGTTTATGCCACTCCCTGGTATTGTGTTGAGCAACAGATATTTCTCCGCTAAATAAATCAACGTAAACAATTTCAATCTTTACACCTTCTACCTTATTATTAACTCTACAAATTTTCGTACCGTCTTTACGATAACTTTTAAACTTAACATCAAAGTATCTAATCTTATTATTCTTATCGATTGCAATAAAATCAATAGGACCTAGTCCACCTAACGCACTAAAAACTCTAAAACCTTTTTCTAAAAAGTAAGCTTGAGCAAGAAGTTCTGCTCTTAAACCTTTCTTGTGTTTATCATCTATCATTAGTTAAAATCCATTTTAAAGTTGACGTCGTAGGATCAAAACTATCAAAATCTAATCTAGTGCACTGTGTTAAAATCAGAACCGTCATCAATAAGATCATTATCTTCAACAATTTCATAAAATTCTCCCTCTGAATCACAATCCCAACATTGATGAACGTGCGACTCTAAATCTGATTCGTGAATTACTTTAACAAAGCCATTACCTTTACAGGTAGGACAAATGTGTTTTTGTATTCTATTTGCTTTTAATTTTGCCATTTAACTTCTTCGCTTTCTCATTTGCAATTTGCTCAATGGTTTTACTTATAGATAATTTGGCATCGGGCAATAATACCTTGGACAAACTTATAAGTGTCTTGTATGTTTCATGTGTTAACGAAACATTTCTATATTTTGTTATATCAGTCATAGTTCCTTTCATTTATTTCTGAGCAATATATAGGATTAAAATGAGGTTTGTCAAGGATGAAATTTATATTAACTTTAATTATATGCTCACAAGTAGCCGGTACTTGTATGACACCATATCCATGGCCTGACTCGTTTGAATCACAATACGATTGCATGATTTTTGGTTATGAAGAATCTTTGAATAAAATGCAAGAGATAGGTAGACAAGAAGTTAACAAACATAACGTTTATATTAGATTTACTTGCACACCTGAAAACACGATTTGACAATGTGGCAACATTGTGATAGAGGCTTAAGCTTCTCACCACAATTGCCTACTCTTGTTTTCCCTCTTTAGAGTAGGTGTGTATTTTTTTCTGTGTAATATTACCATCTTCATCAATCCATAACTCGTATAGATTTTTACCGTCGTAGTAATATCCGTCTAATGTTTTATCTTTCATTGTTCCACATTACTAATAATGCTCCTATAAATCCGTAGATTAGAATGATTATAAAGAAGGTAATAGCCAAATTTAAAATCATACAACCCTCCTGGTTTCCGTGCACGTACTTGCAGGAGAGCAAAGGCTCCACACCTCCACGGGACTTGCCGCTTCTTCGGTTGCCGTACAGGGAATAGCGCTAGGCGTTATATGGACGGAGGTCCTTTTCAATTTTATTTGCATATACATCCCACCATAGTACCACTATTGTCATTCATTATATGACCGTTAATAGTATCAGAATAAGTTGTTAACTTTAATCTAACTATATCACACAAATCAGAGCAAGTTATACCAGGATTTTTTATCAAAGCTAATCCCTCCATCATTGCTTTTGTTAGAGGAACGAGATGATACATTCCGTCGTTTAGAATAATTAATTCCATCTGCAAACTCCTTTACATATCTATACCAAAGTTTCTTATATTGTGGATCTTTAGTTCTATTCCACATTATAGCGGCTCTATTAATCTTGTCTTGATTCATGGCTCCGTGTTCCGTGGGCAATTATCTTTTTTAATCCTGGAGTATTTAACTCTAACTTAGCGTATCTTTCCCACGCTTGTTTCATTAAGTTTAACTCTAGCACTAAAGTAGACCATTGTTTAGATGATATATTTTTGCTTGTTATTGTTATTTTTTTTTCTTTCATACTTTATATATAGGATATCAAAGGATATTTGTCAACCCTTATCTTCCCTGGCCGCGGTATTTTTTATACATACGTCGCTTACTTTTGTTCATTTTGCACAAGCTAGGGTTGCGTCCAATCGACGTTTTGTGAAATACAGGCTCATGAGCCACTTTCGCATACAATCCTCTAGCTTTTTTAGCCATCTATCCAGTCTTTTACAAAGGGTTTAGTGCCATCAGGTGGATGAAACACAGGTAAATAACTTATTTTACCATTTATGTGTTGTTCTAAATCTGCACCACAGTTCATACATCGATAGAATTCTCGCGTAATACCTACTAACAT